TCAATGACAACTTTTGGCTGACCTATTATCCACCGAATGACTGGGGATGCCGGTGTAATGTACAGGCTGAAGACGGAAAGGTAACTGATCTGGAAGATAAGAATCTCCCATTGCTCAAACCGATGTTTAAAACGAACCTTGCTGCAACCGGCGTACTCTATCCGAATGGTCATCCTTATTTCAATGTCAACAATGATGTTTCCGATGAAATAAAAAATGCCCTGAATGATTTCAGTGGTCAGTTCAGATTTGTACCGGACAACATCAAAAAGGATTATGCCGATAAGCTTGGTATCACGATCAATGAGGAAATATTTAGTTATCTGAATAGACCTGTAGAATTTAAAACCGGAAGAACCGGAGGGGCGTATTTCACCCCGGACAACTGGCATGTATACATTCCGATAGATGATAGAAGGAAAAAATCAAAATGGAAAGCCGAATCTGTTGTGTACCATGAATACGGTCATGCCGCGGACTGGGGAAATAATCTAAAGAATGATAAACGTGTGACCGGATTAATGAAAAAATACAGAGAGATATTTTCTAAGGACGGCGAGAAGCTATATAAGGAGATTAGCGCACGTATTGATAAGTTAGGCTACTTATCACACAGGAAAGGATGGTACGACTTAATGAATATGTGTGGTGCAGCTTCAGATACAATCATGTCGTTAAACCCTCGTTACGGAATGGGACATAGTCAAAGTTACTGGAAAAACAAGGGTTACAAGGAAGCTGAATTTATTGCGCACATGTTTGAAAATAGATTTGCCGGAAATCCACTGTTTAAAAAGGTAATGCCGGAACTGTATGAAGAAATGGTGAAGCTTGCAGACGATCTACATCCGCTTAGGCAAGGACAAGATCAGAAGTAACGATTTCATCATTACTTAAAGCTTCAGGAGTAACAGTAAGTTTTTTTTCTTCGTTTTCAGCCTTTTCAAGTAATGGGAATATATCAGCATCGATCTGGTAAAAAACAGTCTGAAGAAGTTGCGCGTATTTATCCGCTTCGCTTCCTGAATAGTCTCTTTGAGATACATATTTCAGATATAGTTCTTTACCGTTCATAGCACAAAGTTTATAAAAAAAAATTAATAAAACAAAATATGGCAGATCAAGAACAAACGACCACCTTTAGGATCCGGGACTTATGGACGGATGCCATGCGCAGAATCATAGCCACACAGGATAGATTTGAGTCCCGGATAAGGGACCTTCAAAATACCGCAGGCAGTTCATTCAATAATATACGGAACCGGCTTGATAGATTTGCCGGGCGCCACATGGACGTAATCAATGACATTGTCGGAGAAATCCCCGGAGCCAACAGGGCTATCGGTCTACTTGCGAATCCCTATGTAGCAGCCGGTGCAGCTGCTTTAGCTTTCGGCACAGCTGCTGTAAAAGCGACCCAGTACGCACAGCAATGGGAGGGTAAAATGGCTGAAGCCAATGTAACGGCAAAACTCAGCAGGAAGGAACTAAAGGGATTATCGGATGATCTTTTGAAAATTGGTGGACGTAATGTAGGTGAACTGATGGAAGTTCCTGCTACGTTCAACAGCCTGTTATCAGCCGATTTATCTGTAGAAGAATCACTAAAAGCGTTGGAACCATCATTACGAGCAGCAAAGGCAGGTTTTACCGATGCCGCTACAGCAGCACAGGCAGGTGTAGGTGTAATGAATTCGTCCGGAGAAAGTATTACGAAAGTTTTTGATGTGCTATTTGCTACCGTAGATAAAGGTGCAGCTGAATTTGCCGACATCGCCCGGTACCTGCCAAAGATCATCCCGAATGCGAGAGCTGCCGGGTTGGCTCTGGACGAGACCGCCGGTGCATGGGCATTCCTAACATCCCAGGGGATTAAATCAGAACAGGCGACTACATTGATGGAAAACGCCATCAAAACCCTATCATCAAAAGATAGGATCTCCGATTTCAATAAATTGGGCGTGGCGATATTTGACCAGAAAGGAAAAATACTGCCTTTGACAAGTATCATCGAACAACTTTCCAAGAAACTGGACGGATTGACCGATAAAGAAAAGATTGCAAAACTAGGTTCTTTGGGACTGGATCAACAGGCAGCTACGGCGTTCAATATTATGGTGCAGGACGTGGATAAGCTAAAAGAAGCCATCGACACCACAACAAACAGTGCTGGTGCAGCCGATCAAGCCTATAAAGATGCAGCACAATCGGGCGATAGTTGGGCGATCGTAGGCAATAAGATGTTGGTGATATGGGAAAAGTTCGGTGAACAGTTCCTACCGATAGTCGAGAAAACTGGGCAATGGGTACTGGATACCATCAACTATTTTGAAAAGTTAAACGAAGAATCTATCGTATTCAGAGATTATCTATCGGCTTTAGGGGAAGGGTTTAATTATTTATTTAAAATCGCCACAGCACCGTTACAGATAATCTGGAACCAGTTCAATAACATATCTAGGCTGATCGACGTGGTGTCCGACAAACTTGGATTATCGGGCGGTAAGTTTGAAGTGATGTACCTGAAGGCAAGACCAGGGCTTATCTGGATATGGGAGATTTTAAAACAGATCGGGGATGTTGCCGGGAAAATTCTTTCTGGGGATATACCCGGCATGATAAAAGCTTTCAAGGAATTCAAGCTACCAAGTCTTGAGGAACTTATAGATAAGCAACAGAAGGAACTGGCAGGCAAATGGGTGGACCGTGTGAAAGATGTTACCCAACCGGGTAAATCCCTTACACCTGCAAAAACAAATCCTTATTCCGGATTGGATCTAAGTGGTATGGGCGGAAAGGACAAGGGTTCCGGGAAATCAGGTGGAGGTGTTTCCGGAGGTGGAGGCGTTAAAAATATTACCATCACCATACAGCAGCTATTACCTGGAATGACAGTCAATGCAACACAGGTCACTGAAGCTGCAGGAGAAATAGGCAGGATGATCCAGGAAGAATTGGTAAAGATGATTTCGGACACCACTTTAGTTGTGGAGTAATGGCAGGACCTGTTAATATAAATAATAACAGAAGGCTGCCATTAGCAAAGCAACTGGAAGCCTTCCGGGCGTTCAAAAGTTCGTATCCGCGATTTGTCGGAAATTTGGCGGTCAACTTCTATAAAGACAGCTTCAGACGGCAGGGATTTATCCAGGAAAATCGATTAGAAAAATGGGAACCCCGAAAAAATCCGGATAAGAAAGGAAGGAGACGCGCCATTCTGGTCAAGTACGGAGCATTGCGCCGGTCGATACGTGTCATACGCTCCGGATTGGGTTATGTCGTAGTCGGTACGGATATGGCCTACGCACAGATACACAACGAGGGCGGTGTGATAAGAGCTACACAACGTGTTAGTTCCTTCAGACGGAAAGCATATACCAGAAAATGGAAAGGAAAGCGGCAACGTATCAGTGCCTCACAGGTGAAAGCACATAGCAGACGGGTGAATACCACGATTCCGCAAAGACAGTTAATAGGTCCTTCAGCATTTCTGAACCGCCGAATCGCAATGCAGACAGAATATAGATTAAAACAGATTTTAAACATACGTTAAACAAAAAATCCCCTCTCCTTTGGAGAGGGTTAGGGAGAGGATTATGAAAGACTTATATCAGAATATTAAAACATTCGTCCAGACGAATATCCCGGATATTATACATGTGAATATATGGAACGAACAGATCACGAACATACAGGACGAAGTACAGTTCTTACGTCCGGCACTTTTTATAGAATTTGGCATAGTCGAATGGAACCAGGTAAACAAGGGAAAGAAGACCGGAACTGTACCCGTAATATTGCACCTGGTGACAGACTGCTACGATACAGATGCTGACGATCAGGACATGATGACATCTCTGGAACTATTGGACGATGTCGAATCTATTTTTGATGGATCTGCTGTATCAGGTTGTACACCATTCACCAGTACCACAACGCAGACAGATCATAACCACGGTAATCTGATAGAAAATATACTTTCATACAGCACCCAATATACTAAGTGCATCCGGAGCAACCGCCGAACAGTAGAGGCAAAACCTGAACTCAACGTACAGGGACAAATAAAAAAGCCGCTTTAATTAGCGGCTTTATATTTCCCTCCAGGGAATTGGGCTTTCATTCTCGATATTATACTATCAATCTCTTGCCGTTTATTATCATATTTTGGCAAATCCCTAATTTTACTCAGCCGTTTAATTGCAATTCGTGCATATTCCTGAACTTCATCTTGTTCAATTAAAGAACTCGAATAGGCCGCAGCAATCGCACCAACCTGTAAATCTATATCGTCCATTCCTAACGAATCCGCATAGTTAATCGAATACCAAGATTTTTTTATTCCTTGTCTAAACCAGGGATCGAGTGGATCCATTGCAGAAATAAAAGAATAATATCCCATAGCACGATAATAATGTGCCAGAGTATCATTAGGATTTTTGGATAGAATGCTATCAGCCAACATAGCAGCGTGATAATTCTCGTTATCATCGATAGCCTGTTTAACATCCGCATGCGTTTGCGCATGGACACCTACAAGGAGGATAAAGAGAAATGATACAAGTAATATGAACTTTTTCATTGGTTTTGTTTTTTGCTTTCTTTTAGTACAATTTTTTCGATTGTCGAAGGTTGAAG